GGAACTAAACCTATCAGTTGTTTTAGCACCATACATATACCAATATTGTTGGCCTGTGTATGAAGCATCAACTGGAGCTACATTCTGATTGAAAAACCTTCCAGCTTCACTTTCAAACTTCTCACCAGCAACATAAGAAGAATCATTATACCCATCAATACTACCAGCTAACTCTTGTGAGTAAGTAGCAATATTCTGTTTATATAGATTTTGTCCGTGTCGTTGTGGAGCGCCGATACCATATAGTTCGACTCTTTGTTTGTCACTTACAGCATAAGAAAGTCCAGCATAATAAGCCCAAGCATCTGTCCAAGTCCCATCAATGAATCCATCACCAGTCTTACGAACTACCGTTCCACTAAGAGCTAGTTTATCACCGATTAAACCTGAATTGTAGTTTAAAGAGGTTTTTAGAAAACCACCTTCACCCATTTCTTGCTTGATTTTACCACCCTTCTCCATAGAAGCAGGATCTGTGATTATGTTCATAGTTCCACCAATTGATGGTGTAGCAAGATTAACAGCAGATAGACCTCTTTGCATCTGAATGGAAGAAGTAGCATCACCTACCCCATCCCAATTAGACCAATAAACCCATCCGTTTTCCATATCATTCTGTGGAACACCGTTTATCATTACTGCAACATTTCGTTGATTAAACCCTCGAACATTGATACGAGCATCACCCGCACCGCCACCTTGTTGAGTAGCATATACACTAGGAGTAGTATTAAGAATCATTGGAATGTCTTGTGAACCAAGACGAACTTCCATTTCTTCTTTACTAATCGTTGTGTAAGCAACAGGTGTAGTTTTATCAGCTCTTGAAGCCAAAACTTCTAATGCTGACATAGCAAGTACATCCACTGTTAAAGTGAACTCAATACCTACGTTTTCTTCACTCACAACAACTTCCTTAGAAACTGGTGTGTGTCCTATGTATGAAGCAGTTACAGTATAAGAACCTGGTGTCACATCGACACGATAAGAACCATCATCCGAAGATACAGCCCCCAACTCAGTTCCTTGCACTACAATATTTGCTCCAGCCAAGGGTGCATTTCCATCACTAATGATTCCTGATATTGATTGTCCAAAAAGGAAAATCGGCAGGAACATCATCAACAATGAAGTTATTAGATTACGTGTTTTCATTCATAATCTCCTTATTTTGTTATGGTTAAGGCACATTTTTTCACAGGTGTGCCAACTGCCTGTCCGCTTTTGTAATTTGTTTTTAATTTGCGTAATCCTGATCGTCATTATCACCAGTTAATGGTGGTATTTCACAAACATCATTATTACAGAATTTGTCTATATCAGCTTCTTCATTTTTGATTACACCGAAAGATAACTTACCTAACTTACCTACCATTGTATCATACTCTTTTTCTGTTATGGCTTCGTATGGCATTTGTTTGTAAGCACCATAGTCATGTCTCGGCAATAAACTAATACCTTTTAGTTTATACTGAAAGTAATTGAGTACGTGTGGTAGTTGGTCAGCTTCTGTTTCAGGATCAAATGTAGCAGTACAACTAACTTGGTTATCTGCCCAATGTCTTTGTAAGAAAGCAGCAAGAGAGAATTGTTCCCATACTGATAACTCACCAGCAGTTCTAATTCCTTCACCTACATCTACAGGAACTTCAACAACCATTGTTGTGTCCTCTGAACCAAATGCAGGTTCTAATGGGTAGTTAGCTTTCTTCAATGGTTCTATTAACTCAGAATGTACTGATAACCTCATTCTCCTAATATAAAACCTCGACTCCGGATAATGCATTCCTGGAGTAGCACCAACCAATAATGAAACAGTACCACTCGGTTTAACTGATGTAGTTTTAATTGACTTTGGAACAGCAAACCAATCACTATATTGATTATCCCACTCTTGTATTGTATCATATCCTGTCTCCAACCAGTTCTGTAGTTCACCCATACCATTCTTAGTAATGAATTGAGCAACACCACTAACTGAGCAACCGATTCTACGATTTCTTAACATAACCCTATTAGTTTCTGGCCAATGAGTTCTTCCCAATGTAACTGTTTTAGCATACAGATAAGCATACTTTAATGTTCTTTGATAATCTTCTAATGAATCGTGATTTGCTGGAAATGTTTCTACTAAACAACATAACTCATAACTCTCTAATGATTGTTCTAAACAAGGATTACCACCCATTACTCTATGGTCTTTATTATCCCCACCATTCTTCATACGAGAGTACTTTTTCATATTCTCTAACCAAGCAAAACCAGGCTCACCATTGTCCACAATTCGTTTACATACATCAGTATAATCCATCCCAAGTTCGGCAAAGATACTATTATTACTTGTCCATCCATATTGTTCCCTCTCAGGGTTTACTTTATAGTTTTTTAAATCTAAATACTCTTCGTTATCTGGTTCACCAAATACAATTTCAGCAGTTCTACGAACATTTCCTGCCACTACACACTTACCGATAAGATTCATTATATCTACGATTGTAGTGATTGTGATTGGTTCATTTTTATTTTTATCTAATATCTTTCTGATATCTTCGTGAACTTCTAAAAGAGGTTTGTGACCACTACTAACCCCACCAAATCCTGCGATTGGAGCTCCTTCTGGTCTTATTTTAGTATAATCAAATTTAATTGGAGCAGTTCCGTGAAAATAACTTTCTAAAAGAACCTTCAGAGAGTCTACCCAACCTTCTCTAGTATCAGGTATATCATATAAAGACTCATCACGAGTTTTATCAACCCCTTTGATAATAATCTCACCAGCACCTTTAGTATCAAACCCAACTCCAACTCCTAACATACTAGCATCCATTAAAAAACAGAATGGTTTTGCCATATCATCTTTGATTGTTTTAGTTGATACGAATGCACAATTGTTGAGGGCGGCATATAAACCACGTTCTTCAGTTATGGCTGTTCCCATAGCCCAAAGACCGCGACCTGGTGGCAAAAACTTCATATTGAAAATACGCTCATACATATCTTGCGCTGACCTTTGAGCTTGCCACGGATTCCACCCTAATTGATGTGAATCAATGTGATTCTTTTGCATAGAGTAAGTACCCTCTACGACTCTTCTAACTGTTTCCCACCATCTCTCGTTCTTTCCATCTTCTTTAATTCTTGAGTATGTTCTCATATAAACTAACTCACCTAATCCATTAAAGCCAAATGGTGGTTTCTTTCTTTTAAATTTGTTAATAAAACTATCTGTTAATGTAAACTTTTCCATCGTAACTCCTAATTAATTTGTTTTCTTTTGTTTCTCACAATATATAAGTATAGTATATATCAATTCTTATTTACTCAAATCCACCCATATCATTATATTTTTTAGATAAAGTTTGTCTCAAATACTCTTCTGAGTTATCCATCTTACCTTGTGTTGATTTTCCACCTTGCGTTGAAGCCTCATACACTTGTATGTTGCCAGTATTCGTATTTATTTCTGCAGGAAATGTTATTCCATCAATACCAAATCTGTTTTTGATTACATGAACTCTGCCTGTGTTTGCAATCTTATCCTCTACCTTACGACTTACAGACATAACAAAGTCAGCCGTCATAACCTTAGAATAATCTTCTGATACTTTACTAGCATCAATCACCTCTTCTTCCAATGAACTTCTATTTGCCTGTGATGCTGTCCATATTGGAATATCAAACTCACCAGCCATACCACGAAGATTTTCATAAGTCTCACCGGTAGCATGCCTCTTCTCTTTATAGAATGTAGTTGGTTTTAAGATATCAGCATAATCTACAATAACCACATCAGGTTTGATTTCCTGTATTTCCATCTGTTTTAGATGAGCAGCCAATGTATTTACCGAAGCAGAACGAGTAGGATAGTATTTGATAATCAACTTACCCTTTAGTCCATCTATAACTTTTTGTACTTCTTCTTGGTGAAACTTAATGTTAGAAGTTGTGATTCCACTAAACACAGTATCATATCTTAAACCAACATAAGCCTCATTTAACTCTAAGGTATAATGAACTACAGTCTTACCCTGCTTTACTAAATGAGCAGCCAGAGATTGTAGACACCAAGTCTTACCAATACCAGCAGCGGCGACTAACACACCTAACTCACCACCAGCTAATCCACCATCCATAACATTGGTGATTGAATCCCAAGGTGTGGGTAATGTATTTCTTACAGCAGATGTAAGCCTTTCTTCTAATGAAATAATATAATCATGACCTAAGTCTCTTTCACTACCAGCTTTCATAGCAGCATCAATTATGACTTTGATTTCATCATACTTCTTCTGTTCTAATAAATCAACTGATTGCATGATAGATTCTTTGATAACCTGATTCTTACAAAAACCTAAAGTTTCCTGCTTTACAAATTCTAAATCAGTAGCCTCTATGTTTCTCCAAGCTTCTTTAAGATTTTCAATGATAGATACTTTAAGTACATCATCATTCATCTGAGTAATCTTTATCTTCAGAACTTCTAATGTGGGAGCTTTTCTAAACTCCATAAAGTACTTAGCTATTTCTTTTGTCAACCATTTATTAGCATCTGAATCAAAATATGCTGGTTCTAATATATCGTTGATAGTTTGTATAAACTTATTATCCGACAATAAAGATGATATTACCTTTGATTGGAATGTCGGACCGAACTGATTAAAATTCTCACTCGCCATATAGTTCTCTTCTTTGTATTTCCCTTAGTTCCATTTGTTTTTTTCTACGATAGCGTTCTCTAGCTTTAGCTTGAAGAACTGCTCTATTTCTATGATAGTATTCCATCGACCATTTTCTTTGGGCTTCTTTCCTATCTGCTTCTGATGTGTATTTACGTTTTCTTCCCATGTGTTTTCTCGGCCATTTGATTGAGTTTAGCAAAACATTGAACTAACCAACTATCCATATTTGGTAATGTTGCAAATAGTCTATCCTCAATAAATCTCTTTTGGAATTGTATTTTATTTAACCTATTAACAGGTTCTCTGATTTTGTCTAAGATTTTAGTTTTAGCAGAAGTACTGATATCTACTTCATCCAACTGCATCAACGTATAGTTTCTTTTCAATAACTCTTCACTCTCTTTAAGCTTTTCATCTTCTTTAATAATGTCATCTATATTAAGTATCTTATCTTCGAGTAAAAGAGGAATCTTTTTTTGAATAGTTTTTAATCCCCACCCACGAACACCATCAATGTTGTCAGACTTGTCACCATCTATAGATCTATAGACAGCAAAGTTATGAGATGGTATCCCATAATCCTCCAATACCTTTGGTGGATCATACATCTTCTTCTTTGTAGGAGACCAAACTGAAACTCTATGATTTACTAACTGAAGAAAGTCTTTGTCTGTAGACATCAAAACTATCTTAGATGTTTTCATAACCTGCTTGGTAAGGTAAGCCATTGTATCATCAGCTTCTATGTTCTCAATGGTAATCGTTGTGATTGGAAGATAATCTAAGTAATCTATAACTCTGGTTAATTGCATCTTCATAGATTGATGTTCATCTTCTTTGTCATTGAAATCATAGGAACGGTTTAATCTTTCCGACATATTCCTACCAGCTTTGTACTGAGGAAATAACTTCTTTCGGCGATTAGACCCACCCTTACCATCAAATACTATGACAGTTCTGGTAGGTCTAATAGTCCTTATGGCGTACCCAACTGATCTTAGAAAACCAACTATTCCCCCAACATGTGCTCCATCTTCATTGAGAGTTGGTATAGCACTAAAACATCTTATGAAAGTGTTTAAGCCATCTATAATCAGTATCTTATCATCAGGTTCTTCTGAGTCTAAGTTACCACCATTCTTTTTTATTTCTTCAAGAATTGAAAGGTATCTAGCATTAGTCACCTACCACCTCTTCAGTAATCTCCACATCATCAATACCTAAATCTGCTTTGGTATATTTCAATATAACTTTATCACAGATAAGCTGATAACAATAGGATTTAAATTCTTCATCCTCAAGCATAGTAGCCCATTCTTTAGATTGAAACTTAATCTCTTTATCATTTTGGTCTTTCATAGTATACCAAGCACCACCAACTTTGACTAAGTTATGGTCTTTAAGAACTAATAACCAACTACCCTCATCATCTACACCACTTTCAAAGTAGAGTGGAAACTCAGCTTTTCTTAGTGGAGGACCCAAACGATTCTTAACCACTTGTGCCAGTATAGTCATACCTATTACATTCTTTTTGGTATCTTTAATCTGACCTTTATTCTTTAATCTTACACGAGTTGATGCGTGAAATGGAAGAGCCTTACCACCTGAAGTAGTATAAGGATCACCAAACATAGCACCTAACTTTACTCTTAACTGATTTGTAAATACCAAAGCTACTCTTTGTCTACCAATCATCTGAGTAATCTTTCTCATAGCCTTTGATATTACAATAGCTTTAGAAGTAGCCCAGCCATCTTTATCAAAGTCAGCATTTAACTCAACCTTAGTTGTAGCAGCAGCTAATGAATCTACTAAGATAGTTACTAACCTATCCTTATCTGATTCACGAACTTTAGTTACGATTTCTTCAATAGCCTCAAAGATATCTTCTACTGTTTCTAAGTGTAGATATAACATATTGTTTACATCAACACCAATTACCTGTAGAAAATCTTCACTTACTGCTGTCTCTGTATCTATATAAACAGCAACACCACCTTTCTTTTGAGTTTCTGCAAGTAGGTGTGCACCAACTAAGGATTTACCACTACTCTCCAATCCGTTTAACTCTGTAATCCTACCAACTGCAATACCACCATTTGGGCGATTTGAGATTGCTAAGTCTAACATTGTTGAACCTGTTGAGATAAACTCTTTTATGTCTGTTGGTGTTTTTTGTGCGCCATCTAAGAAGTATGCAACCTTATAATCTTTGAATTTTTTATTTAAGGAGTCGGCGAGAACTCCAGCTAAGTCATCTTTAACTGACATATAATCTCCTAATTAAAATAGTGGGTGTGTCCGGCTTTTGTCCACGTGAATGGTTCACACACTCGGTTTTATTAGTGTTGGCTTCAACACCCACTATAACTTTATTTACTTATTGAACAACTCATCGAAAGCAGCACTGGCATCTTCAACTTTTGCTGACTCAGCAGCAACAGCAGATTTTGGTGCAGTTTCTTTCTTCTCTTCACCTTCAGCAGCTTCAGGGTTTAACCATTGGTTAAGTACGCCTGTTAGCTCTTCATATGAGAGTTCTTGATACAATTCAGTTATGTCCTTTTGATTCTCTAAGAGGTTTTCTAGCTTTGCCTTATCTTCCACAATAGGTGTCTGATTAGGTTTAACACGAATAGCCGTCTTAGGAAAAGAAGCACCACTTTCCTCTGCAGTAATAAACTCTACTGATACATCACGTCCACTTACTGAATCTGTAATATCACCATAGTCTGGATCTGCAATAACGGAAAGTAATTCTTGATAGACTGTTTTACCAAAGCCCCAAAAACGAACACCTTGAGCTTCTTCACCACGAACGATAACAGGAGCAAAGGTTCTCATCTTAGCTTCTAATTTACGAGCCATCTGATACTCTTCTCTGTTTCCGCTTGTTTTAAGTTTTTGAGCAAACTCTTCAATTGGATCAGGACGACCAAATGTTATTGGTGATAGATAGGTTTTGTTATTCAAACCAAAATGAAAGAACAACTCAATGAACGGATTATCCTTATTATGCCTATATGGCAAAACACGAATAACCTGTTTACCAGGTTGTGGTTTCCAAAGATTTGAAGTTCGATTGTTTGTGGTTTGTAGCTGGTTAAGCCTATTACGAATAGAATTAATATCCATTTGTTAATCTCCTTATTTTATTATTTATTATTTATTTGTTAGTTACTTTCTGTAACAATAATATATATCACTTATTTTTATGAAATACAATTATTTTTTAGTTTTCTTGATAATCTTTTATGTCTACTATGCTGTGTATTTTAGTTGGTATTTTATTCAATCCTGTATCATTTGTAAGCAGTAAACTATTCTGATATTCTCCCCACGGGATAGGAAATCTCTTATCTAAGATACCACCATTAAGTTCTCTGATGACCTCATTAAGTGCATTGATTGTGTAGAGTGTGTTGCTTTGTTTCTTTCTATGTAGAGAAATAGTATTTGGAATATCTTCGGGATGATTATCAGGATCATACTCAACATTATATGTACAGATGAGTTGGTTGCTATCGTTGCCATTCTGAAACACATATACCTTTTCGTAAAGTATATCGTTACATAGGATGATAAGGCTTAGAATATCTTCTAACCTATCTTTCTGTGTGAATGTGCAGAGTAGTTGAGTTTTCATATTATTCTAACCCCAAGCCTTAGAAAATCTCTCATTATCTAAAATTTCCTTTGGTATAAGGTTTTTAGATTTAATTATCTCTTTAAATTTTCTCATTTGTTCTGATTTGGGGGATTTTTTTCCTTTAGCTGGTCGAATAACCAACTTTTTATTCTTCTTTTGATTAACAACTGCACGAGCTTCATTCCAAGCTTTTTTATACTTTGGTCTATCTTCTGGTGAAGCACTAGCCATAGCTAAAGCATAGGCTTGAAAGAATGAATCTGAATCGCTCATAGAAACACTTCTCCTATCTGCCGCAAATTGACCAGATAAACCCATTGATTGAATTAGTCTTTTACCTACTTTTGTTTTTAAAGTTTTTACTTTTTTTCTATCCGTTGGATCGGTTATACCTTCTAATAAATTTTTTTCTAAATCATCATATTTTTTTATTTCTTCTTTAATTGCACTATCTAATGTTTCAACGGTAACTTTATCTCCAAGTTTAGCATCAGATATTACAGGTGTTTTATCACCAGTAAGGTTTAATTTTGGTTTTTGATTTTCAGGTAATGCATCATAGTCTGATTTAGATATTGTTTTACCACCGGCCACCTCATAATAAATCTCATCCATTTGGGTTAAAGCTGTTTGTGTAGTTGTTGATTTGTATTGGTTTGCTTCACCTTTTCCTTTTTCTAAAGCATCAAAATCTGATTGTTTTTTGTCATACAATGGTTTATTACGCTTTTCAATCCAATCATTCATACTCATATCTTTTTTAATTTGATTAAATTTACTATGAGTTAACACTTGATTAGCCCCATGTTCCCTATCTCGTTTTTCTTGTGTGCCAGGATCTCCATCATCATTATTTTTTAAACCAACTACGTGCTCTAAATCCATCTCTTCTAATACAAGTGGTAATCCAGAATAAGCACAGACTCCTCCTTGTTCTTTATATACTCTCCAAACATGATAACCTCTTGCTTTACTACCTACATTACCTCGAACCACCTCCGGAGATTTTCCTGATTTCCATCGTTTGTTTGTATCTGATTCTGGTTGAGTAAAATCATAATCACCATTTTCAAATTCAGAAACATCTGATGTAGTGTTACCATCTTTTCTTTTATAGCCAAGAAAGTGTTTATCTCCTATGAAAGCTTCTCCACCTTGACCAGCACCCATTAGATACTGCTGTAATTTTGGAGGAAGAGCATCGAATGTCTCTATTACATCTTCTTCACTAACTTTTTCCTTTCTTACTTTTCTAACACCTCTCTCAACCTTTTCAGGTTTTGCCTCATCATATAATTCTTTTAAATTATTTTCATTCCTCCTTAATTGATCAACATCTACTTTATTATAACTATTTTTTAAAAATCCGGAATTAACCCTTGCACCATACAAGGTACCATATGCTGTTAATAACATTTGGTTATCTTTAAAACTACCTTCAAGTTCAGCAGCTTTTTTTAATTCAGGCGGAAGTATTCTTATGATATCTTGTCTAAGAATTTTTTCTTGAGCTTCATCATAATCTACTTCTTTTTTTACTTTTTCATTAGAGATTCTTTCTTTAGGATTTAGTTCTTTTGCAGCATTTTTAGCAATTCTATCTCTAATTTTTTGTTTTAATGTCATATCACCATACTTTTTTTCTTTTGATTTATCAGCTTCACCATCATCTTTTTCTTCACCATCGCCACCCGTAGGTCTTTTAAAATCAGGAGAAACACCTTTATTAGAATCTACATCTCTATCAAACTCACTTGGTTCATCTAGCTTCTCACCACTCTTCTTATCATCACCGCCCTTATCAACTTTTACTAATCTACCATCATCATTTTTAAATGAGATACCCTTTTCATTTTCTTTTCCATAACCTTTACCTTTCCAAATCAATCCCATCTTCTTAACTTTTTCTCTGTCTTGTTTGGATAGTGGTTTGTTTTCAGGTGCTTCCATCAAAGTATTTAGTAACTCAGCCCTAGCTTCTCTGCTCCAACCAAAATCGCTTAGAACACCTTCCAATAATATCAGCTTACTACTATTCTTTATATCAGGTTTACCATCGCTTGTACGATAAGACCATTCAACTAATATTTTATCTAAATCTTTTATCATTAAAAATTCTCCGTTATATCTTCCATATCATCGTAGTTCCAACCCTTACCTACCTTCACTGGATACTTACCCTTTTGTTCAATAATACCCTTTACTTTATTTAAAAAATCTATCCCATCCTTTAGATGAAAGTCAAATAAAAATGAGTCATAGCTATACAGAATCAATTTACTCTTATACCCATCTATCTCAGGCAATAGTTCTGTAAGCATACTCATATTGCTTTCTGTCTCCATTAGCTGAATAAGATAGTTAAACACCTTATTCTTACTCATATCAGATAGATTTTTCTTATATATCCTCTTATTATAAATATCAGATTCTATGAAATTATTGGATTTATACTTGTTCCAAACTCCATCCATATAGACTTGAACTTTAGCAAAGAATGGGTTGGATTTAAGTACATCATCAGGTATGTGCCCATACAGGTACTGAAAGGATAGAGACTTAGCTTCATTGTAATCTACCCCATACAACTTAGCCATGTGCTGATGAACCGAACCATCTGGAAATTTATAATCTATAACCTCACCGATTAGTCTTAGGTGATAAGCATCATAATCCATCTCTACCAACATGCCCTTTTTTCCATATCTACTTATAAACTTCTTTCTACTACCATCTGATTTATTAAGAGCAGCGAAGTTCATACCACCGAATCTATTGGATGGCCTGCCTGTAGCAGTATATGGATTGTATTCTGAGTATACCATACCTTCTGTGGTCTTTAATCCATTTCTTTCTATTTGATTTAGATTTTCTAACACATCAAAGTTATAAGTTTCAAATGTAGGTTCAGTATGTTTGTTGCCCATAATAGCTGGTATCTTCATAAGTTCAACCAGCTTTCTACACCATTCTAAATGTTTCATTATTGGTATAACACAATTTACATTTGGTTTCTTATAATACTTTCTATAAAAGTAATCATGAGCATTGGTTATAATATCATCTATCAGTAATGGTTGGTTCTTTTCTAAGTAGTGATTCATCTGAACATCATATGTACTTTGCCAATCAAAGAAGTGCAATAACTTCTTCTTATCATATGTGTATTTTCTTTTAGGAGACCAAATCATTTCCATATATCTTTCTACATCTAAGTTTATAGCATCTGTATGTCTGAATGGTAGTATGTACTCATTCAAATCACCATCTAATATCTTAATATACAATAAACATAGCTTAGTCCTCTGAGGATGTTTATTCTCATCGCATTGTATAGGTATAACAATAGAATTGCAATCATGAAACTCTTTATGAAAGCTTATAAATTCTTTTTCTGTTTCTACTATTACCAATACAATTTGCTCCATATCTCTGTCGTCTTAGGATACACCTTAAACATCAGATTTTGCAATACCTTAGCATACTCCTGTATTTCCCATTGGGATGTTTTTTCTGCTCTGAGCTCAATAAAATTTGCTATTGCTTGAAATGATGCTGTCCAATAAACTTCTGTGTATTGATTCAATGGAAGTATAGCTCTTGCTTGTTCTTTACCCACACCCATATCTAATAACTTTTGATATTGGTCTTTTACGTGGAGCATAGCTGTATTCCAATGTTGTAAAGCCTTATCTTGATCCTCAATAGCACCTTCTGTCGCTTGTTTGTTATCCTCTGATTGTTTTCTGAATACAGTCGGTGTATAGAAATCTTCTACTGGTACATAACGACCACTAATCTCATTCCAAGCGTGGTCTTTAGTAGCCGAGTTAGATGTAGTCTCAATACCAACAACGTGTTTATACCATTGTCTCATTACAAACTCTGGTGCTTTGATGTGGAACTGAACTTGAAGATGTCTGAATGGAGAGTAGTGTTTGTATTTAGCTAAATACCTAACTAATCTTTCATCTGACTTGTCGAATGTTTCTTTTCTTTTACCGAATGATACTCTTGCTGAATTGACAACTGTTAAATCATTTCCCAATGAATCCACAACCTCAATAAAGCCTTTGTCTAAGACTTCACTTTTTAACATAACATAACCTTTGATTTATAATATATATTAAATTAATATACCAAAATGTAAATTAATATTAACACATTTTTTCTTCATCTTCAATATTGCCATCTGCATCTGTTGTGTATGAGGATGAATCGGATACTAAACCACCGCCATCACCACTGCCATCGCCAAGACCTTCTGTGGAAGAAACATTTATATTAGATTGGGTTGTGGTATTGTAGTTAGACAAATCCATCATATTAGCTAATTTATTTCTAAGTCTATCCTCATCACTCAAATTATCCTCATATCTAAAAAATTGAAATGGTGTTAGTATATTACCTATGCTTGGCATAGTGTTTGAAACTGATTCGATTTCTCGTATATTCTTATCATAAACATCATCCCTCAAACCTGTTAAGTGCCAAGTTAGCGTAACATAAATATATAATGGAGATGTTTGAAAATCATTTTTATGAATTTCAAATGATGGCTGGCTTTCATCATTAGCTTGCTTTGCAAAATACCTAGCAAATGATTTTTTTTTATATTGTTTTTCTGTTGGTGGAGTAACTTTACTAATCAACTTTAATGGTGATTGTTTATTCAAAAAATTGTAATAACTAAATTCTGAGTTTCTGATCCGTATAGGATAGATTAATTTACTAAGTTTATTATGTTCTGCTCCTGTCATAAAGTGCTGTGTTATTTTAGAAGTATAGTGTATGTGATAAGAAGTTCCTTCGCTTACTACCCTACCATTGCCATCATAAAATTGAGATTTTTTTGCAGTCTGATTTTTTACTGCTCTCTCAGTTACTTTGTGTATAGCATTTATCTGTGGGTTGATAATAGGCAATTTATTTTTTCGAGCTTCAAAAAAACTTTGAAGTTCAAGATTAACCTGAACAATATTACCACCGCTGGTTGATGATGTATTGGTGTCAGCAGTAGTATTAGTACTAGTATTTGGTGATTGTCCTGCTGAAGCTGCTCCGTATGCCATTTTATTTCTCCTTTTTATTGATAGTCAGGATTATCATTATATAAACCATACCAATATGTAGACTGCTTACTTCTTATTAAACCTTTGTAGTTACTAAAACTGTAATTAGCATCTACTTCAGATTGTCCGGTTTCATTTGGTTCTTCTATATACTCATCCCAATAATCTTGCCTGACGCTAAAGTCTAATCTGTCTCTTACTAATTCATTCTGATTATTGTTATCATCACCGGTAAGATTTCCACTTTCATTTTTGTATAATGGCCTCCAATCTTCTCTTAATTGATATAGTAATGAATTTTGTTCATAAGTTCCTTTATAAGTTGATTTTACTACAGTTATTTCTTCTTTTGTTTTAAGTATAGCAGGTGCTTTCTGTTCAACTATTTTTATTTTCCTATTGATTTTTATCTCCGGTGGTTTTTTCTTTTCAGGTGGCGTTTTCCAATCTTCCCAAAAAGAAGGATCTTCAAAATCTAATTCTTCGAGAGTTTCATCGGGAGCAATATCTTCTTC